GAAACGAGGTCCTTGTCGTCAGTGCTACCTGAGCCTGACTCGGTGCCCTCCGGGGGCGATCCTCCGGTACCTTCATCGTCGGTACCATCTGGATTGTCTCCTCCACCTTGACCACCTGGGTCATCTGGTGCGAAGAGGAAGCGATGATACATCGTACACACTCTCCTTTCCCTGCGTCAAGCAGCGTCCTTGTTGACTGAGTTCAAAAGGAACGCTACTCCTGTTCCCACTGTCTGTACGTTGCTCTGATCTTGCTTCTTTACCTTCACGTCGTACAACAGTGCTCGACCTGTCAGTGCCAAGGTGTCAGCACGCAGGATCTTCACCTGACACTTTCCTGTCGCAGTATCTACATCCACGATACCTGCAGTAGACCTCTTTTTCTTGATTGCTGCAGAAGCATCTGTATCACTGCGACTGTACTTTGCTGTATACCAAACCTCATCTCCCGGATCAAGGTCCGTAGACAAATCAACGTCGAGAAGGTTGTCCTCGCCAATGATGATCTCGTGATCTGAAGTGATGAGTGCCATTACGCCTTTCTGATCGTAGAGGTGATTCGCTTTGTTGCCAACGTAGCAGGAGAGACTTCAGTATTCGATACCGTGGGCAGATGCGTCTCATCTTTAACAATCACACTTGGAGATCCCTTCTTGACAATTGTACCTGTTGGCTTTGTCCATGGGGTACCAAGTGAAACACTCTGCACTTCAATCACTGTACCTGTGTCTTGTGATGTAAGCACTGCAAGAATCGTTGGCGTATCAATTCCTGCAAATACATCAACCACAACAAGGGACACAAGAGTGAGAGTTGTATCTGCTCCGACACCAACATCAGTAGCAGAGACAGAAGCAGAACGTGTAGCTGTATCTGCAACTGAGCCTGTGTCTGATACATTAATCTGTGTCGTCGCATTGACAGAACTTGCATCTGTTCCTGCACCAACGTCAGTCTGAGGTATTGCAGCGACAAGTGCCTGCGCGTCTGACCCGCTCTGCGACGAGTCGACGGTAGTGTAGGATGCAACAAGGACTCCTGTTTCCGTCGTCAGAGCGCCTGTCTCAACAAGAGCGTACGCACTCGTGAGTGCTACTACGTCAGCACCCGCACCTGTGTCAGACGCTACAACAGGTGAGGAAACAGCAGCTATGTCAGCACCTGTACCTGTATCACTGACACTGAGTACTGCAGTCAGTGCTTGTGCATCAGTTCCTACACCTGTATCTGTCGCTGTATATAGCGCGACCCTGCTACCTGCGTCTGTTTCTGCACCTGTGTCTGTAACAGGAATTGCTGCTGTAAGCGCAGAAACGTCTGCACCTGCACCTGTATCTGTATCTGTTTTTGGTACAGTGACAGTTTGTGCTTCTATACCTGTACCTGTATCCGTGACAGCTTGTGGGAACGTGTAAGTAGCTGTATCTGCACCTGCACCTACATCTGTAGCAGGAACAACTGCTACCAGGGTACTCGTGTCAGTCTCAGCACCTGCATCTGTATCAGATATTGCTGTTACAAGTACTTGTGCTTCTGCACCTACACCTGTATCAGTGAGTACTTGTGGGTATGTGTAGGTTGCTGTATCAGCGCCTACACCTGTGTCTGTACCTGCGTATGTTGCAACGCGTACACCTGCATCTGTTCCTACTCCAGTATCTGTAACAGGTATCGCTGCTGTAAGAGCAGACGCATCTGTACCCGCACCCGTGTCAGTATCTGCTACTGGGGTTGATGCAACTCCAGTATCCACGAAGTCAGCATCGAACCACCCCTCGATGTGGTCTTCAGGATCGAACCAGGACCAGTCGAACATACTCTAAGCAGCTAGGTTGAAGGCTTCAGCTTTGAGTGCATTGATTGTCCAAGCACCTGAGGTACCAGGAGTACACGAAAGGCCAACCTGCAGTCCACTAACTGTCAAGTCGAACGCTGCAGATGTGACTCCGACAAAGAATTCACCAAACCCAGCAGCAACAGCTGCCGAATGAGCAATAGATGACTGTGCGCGCACGATCCCTGACGCTCCTGCTGTCCAAACAACTGCATAGATTTCAATGTCAGCGTTATCTACAGCAGCTGACTGTGCGGGACCAGTCAAGGTGCAACGAGCAGTATCAGCAATTGCTCCTGCAGTGCCAAATCGCACAGTGAAGATAGTAGTAGCTGTGCCTGCACCTGTCTTCGATAGAGAGATGTTCCACTTCATCACGGACGATATCTTAAGACGCCCACCAATTGTCATGTTGGATCCAAGAATATATGTATCTGCTGTAGCAGGAGTTTGTGCAGCGACACTGGTGTTATACACTGCCGGGTTGCTAACTGTCGCTGCAAGCTTAAAGAAGCCAACACCCTCAACAAATTCCAGAGTATCGTTAGGCAGCAACGTCGTCTTGTGCATCTCGTACACAGTAGCACTGCGCTCCAACACAACTGTTACATCAACAGGGCTTGTTGCGTGTGAATTACGGATGTTAATGCTCTTGACATTACGGCGCTTTGTACCTCCAGGAGCAGCCACAATCGTCGTCGTGGTTGCAGTCGTGATGTTCGTAACCGTTGTCTCTGGTTGATCCATCACAGGCGGAGATGCCTGTGAGCAGTCCATGTGTGATGCAACTACATCTACATCACAGACAGCACTCGTAACAAGTCTGAGTGTGTCAGTGGTAGTTACAAGGACTAGCACTTTTCTCTCCCTTCATCCGGCATATGCGAGCCTGGGCTTAGGAAATCTAGAATAGTTAACCTTCAATATAGTGTCAGCAACAAATTCTCCGCCCTCCCAATCATCCATTGTAGATCCTGTATTATTGGATGAATAGGCAAGACCAGGTGAACCTGACTGCAACGATGAGTTGTCTACAAATGTCCGCCTACTAACACCATTCTGTAGTGCTTCAAGAGTTACAGCACTCGCAGGTCCAGTTGCTCTAAACGTCCAGCGATCTCCGTTAGTAAGCACAGTAGCAAAGGTGTCCAACTGTGCACTGACACCTGCAATAAAACGCCGAAATTCTGCACTGCCTACAGATGTATTAATAACGAATCTGTAGTAAGTTAAAGCACCACTTGCACATCGTACGCAAAGACCTGGTCCTTCTCCTACTCCCCCAGCAGTAGCAGTAAGAATTGCTGAAGAAGATTGATCGTCTGCCCAAGCACGACCTGTATATCGTGCACCACAATCTGAAATCGGATTGGAAGGAACGACAACGTTGCTAGTGATACTCAGGCTGGTAGTGAAAGGAAGCACTGTCCACACACCGTTACCAAGCGGAGTCTCATTCGCACGGTTAAAGTTGTCTGTTGCTTGTGTGACCCAACTCATCAGTTAATAATCCCCTTACGAAAAGCGATTGCTACTGCATGAGGTCGATTCTTCGCACCAAGCTTCCTTGATACATCTTTCGCTTGACTATGCACTGTCTCCATCCCGATACCGAGAAGTTTCGCCGCTTCTGCATCTGTGTATCCCTCAGCGATGAGAAGGAGACAACGTATAAGAGAATCAGACAACTCATTCGTCGCTGTCGTATCGCGTGTGTTCGGATCTTGTTTCCTCTTTGTCAGACGCTCTATGTCGTCAGTGATTTCCTCCAGGATCCTATCATCAGGTCGTGGAGGACTCCACCCTGCCCTAACAAGCATCCTAATCAAGTTGATTCGCCGTAACTTTCTCTTATCAAGCATGAGGTCAACTTGCTGTCGCAGTGATTGTGGTCGCGTCGAGAGAATCGTTCACCTTAGAGAAGAGAGGCGCTGTAACCCATCCTGACGTAGCAAGGTCTTGATCTGGACGAATAATCTGTGTTGCTGATCCTGCCACACTCGCGTTATCTGAACCTGAACCACTGTCTGACACTGTAAACAGTGATCCACCACCTGTTGCCAACGGAATCAGTGCTGTACCAAGCGTGCCCCATCCAACAGAAGAGACAGTAAGAGATCCTCCATCAATGGTACCTGCAGCAGCCATAGGCGCTTTCTGCAACTGCATCGTGACCGTAGCACCAGATGACGATGCAAACTCTGCAACTGCCTCTGTCCAATCACCTCCTGACTCCCCAGTAAACGAACCTACAGCTTGATTGCTAACCAACCAGACAAACTGGAGAGCAAGACGATTAGAACCATTCGTTATCACTGCATTATCAAGCACTGTTGTATTCGTAGCTGCATCACCTGCAAACTGCACGCCTCCATTCTCGAAGACATCGTTAACTGTTGCACCAGCAACGACACCTGAGAACTCGTAGAGAACAATGAACAGATCGTTCCCTGAAGCACCCACAGTGATATCGAATGAAACAGTGCCACCTGCTGCAGCACGGCCTGCATAGATGAATCCTTGCGAGTTCGTGCCAATGCCTCTGTTCGATGCAGCACCTGTAAGACCTGCGACACCATCAAGACGGTTGATGTTAACTGGATTTGCAGGTCCTACAAAATCTCCACTTACTCCCCTCTCTACAATCGCTGCAATGATCAAATTGCCAGCACCACAACCTGCTAGAGAGACAGTAGTAGTTCCTGTGAGAAGAGCTGTACCTGCACTCGCCTGCACGAACAGAGGAGTCGTGCCAGGAAGAGATGCTGTATCTGAACCTGTACCTGTGTCAGAGACATTAACAGAAGTAGGTCCACCAGCTGCACCAATAATTGCAGTACCGACACAACCCCATGCAGCGGAAGTAATGGTAGCAGTACCACCGTCAATCGTACCTGCTGATGCCATCGCAGCCTTCTGCAACTGCATCGTCGCAGTAGCACCAGACGCTGACGTGAACTCAGCAACTGCCTCTGACCACGTACCACCTGACTGTCCAGTAAACGCAGCAATAGCCTGGTTCGACACAATCCAGACAAAGTTCAGAGCAAGGCGGTCAGCAGCGTTTGTTACAACCGCACAATCGACCACCGTCGTATTCGTGTTCGCCTCACCTGAAAACTGTCCGCCAGCATTCTCAAAGACAGAAGCTGCAGTCGTACCTGTTGCTACACCTGAAATCTCATAGAGAACAATGAACAGATCATTACCAGATGCACCTACCGTCAACTGGAAACTGCAGGTACCGTTTGCCGCGACCCTTCCGGCATATATGAATCCTTGAGAGACACCTGCTCCTGAGCCAACACCCCTGTTCGATGCTACACCATCAATCCCAGAGGAACCAGCGAGATTGTTGATGTTCGTTACAGAGGACGGACCTGAGAAGTCACCATTCAGGCCTCTCTCAAAGATCGCTGCAACAAGGAGATTCCCAGCCACACATCCAGTAAGGGAGACGGTGCCAGTACCCGTGAGGATTGCAGTACCGGCACTCGCCTGGACAAAAACTGGGACTGCCACTTATGCAGGTGCGCCAACGACGATGCCGTTATTGATTTTCTTCTGCAGCCAAGAGGCCCATTCAGCAGCCTCAGCAGCAGCGTTGATTGTTCCAGAGTAATGCGTATTGTTCGCCCACTCTGCAGCATCTCCTTCATCTGCACCTACTAGATTTCCATCACTTCTGAAACCACCGGGACCTGGCCAGTTATTCGCGTCCACACCCATGTACCCTACGACGTTTCCATGTGCATGGTTACCACTCCCTGGTCCTGGCGTGATGTCTAGTCCTGAGAAACCTGAACGCTTCAGCGCACCTCCTGGAATGAACTGATCTGCAATGACTCGATTGTTGAGGAGCTGATTGTTGCTCCCTGCATTTTGGACAAAAGCAACAATACCCATTCCATCTACAACCTGATTCCGCTCGATGATGTTATTGCTACACCCGACAGCAGCAGCGTCTGAACCATCAATCGAGATACCACCGAAAGATCCTGGTTGAGCGTTACCAGGCTGAGAGTGATGCCAGAGCATACAGTCGAACATGTGGACATTGTTCGTGTGATAGATCGAGATGATATCTTCAGGCTCAGACAGGTTGTACTGGTTCTCGATCTCACACCAAGAGACCTCGATTGCTGTATTCAAGACCTCCCTGAACTGCACGAAGTTACCCACATGCGAAAGACCTGCCTCTGTTGCACCACCGAGAATGTTGTGATGGCGACACTTCGTGATCTTACAGGTAGAGTTCAAGAGTGAGTTAGGCCACAACTCAATCCCTCGCGTTCCCTCGATCGTACATCTCTGGATCAGAACCTTGACCCAGTCCTTCGCTACAAACCAACGAGATGACTGCTGATACGTAGGTCCACCGAACACCTGCATATCTTCCACTGTTACGTCAACACCTGCACCTGTGAAGTGATAAGCGTCGATCATGTAGCCATCACTTGAGAGATTCCTGACTCTCCCTTTCAGAATCACGGGCTGCGTTGTAGCAATTGAAATGCACGGAGTTGAGCTGTTCGACTCCCACGAATCGAAGTAGGTACCCCCCTGAGTAATAACCTGAGGTCCACGGAACGGTGGGTAGTTCGTCGGTAGGACCGGAGGAATGGCAGATCCGATGTCTGTAACACTCATGTGCAATTTCGCGGAGGCAACGAGGATCTTTCCGTTCTTCGTCGCCATAGCAGGTTCTGCTGGCCGCTGGTCACCTTTCTTGTACGCGAGAACTTTGTCTCTGTACTTAGCCCAGTTGGTGTAGTCACCATTCGGACCTGAATTCGAAGCCTTCCACTTGTCGTATGCAGATGCCCCTGGAAGGTTCGCAAGGATCTCGTCCTCGAAGAGATCTTGAGGAAGGGTAGACATGTCTCTCCTTTATACCTCGGCATACACAACACCGATTCCAGTGGTAGAGCCTGCACCTGTAGTAACAGTGAGACCTTCACCACTTGTCGTCTTGAAATGACCAACAGGTGAGAAACCAGGTGAGTGATTTCCATTGATAGGCATAGCAAACACTTCTGAGATCGCTGTACCTGCACCTGCAGGCTTCGAGTTGAAGACAACTGTTGTTGCAGTACCACCAGCGTGCAAACGGAACAGCAGCACAAGGATTGACTTCCCTCCAACTGCTGTGACAATGTTTGCATCCGTCTGTGACGCTGCGATGTTGGCCTTTGCGAACTTCGGAGTACTCTCGACATACCCAGTCATCACAGCGTCCACCATTGTGGCTGCACCAAGGTGATGCGTTGTACGTAGTGATGCAGGTGCTGAAACAGGGAGCGGAGAGCCCGCGGACACAAACGACGCTACACCATCACCGCCGATAGCGAGCTTCATTACCTGGTATAGGATGCCGCCTACATCATCTGCGGCAATTGTTACACCCGCACCTGGGGTGATGCCAACATTGTCGGCCATCTGTCCCCCTTACGAGAGCGTCAGAGAAGCAGTGAGCGTCCAGGTACCAGTTGTCTTCGTTCCGAGCGACTGCACCTTTCGGTTCATGTTCTTGTTGCGAGTAACGCCGTTACGAACACTCCACTCTTCCCAGGCGTAGTTCCCTTCCGCCGTCGTAAAATCAGACCTGAAATCCACTGTCTGGTTCGTGCGGATCGGGTATGTTGCAACCATGCCCTTGAAGAGCTTATTGGTAGCTGCCTGAAGGTCCGTCTGCGTTGCAACTGCCGCTGTTGCAGAATCGCCAGTTCCGATATCTGCGTTCGCGTTGTTATACGCCGTCGTACCTGCGAAGGCAATCGTTAGGTCCCAAATCTCCTGGATACCTTCGTTCAGCAAGAGATTGCCGTACACCTCCTGCACTTCCTCTGCCTCACCGACAAGCAGGCGAAGCCAGTCAGACGTGACACCTCTTGCCACCTCGATCATGCGCGGCATGAGACGATACGCAGGGACATACGCTTGCAGATTGTTGTCCCAGGTCATCTCACCTGTGAACTCTTTGTAGTTGCCGTCTTGCACGTGCGACTTACCGAGATGCCGGAGACGCTTGCGAGCAAAGTTCACAGCGTCCTCCGACCACTTCTCACACACCCACAGTGTGTTCATCTTGCCTGATTCCGTTGCCTCTGCAACTACTCCGACAGAAGCAGCATCATCGCCACGAGCGATGTCCATCCCTTACCTCCTCACTCCTTGGGTGCCACCCTTTGGCGGGATAGGCTGCCCATTCGGGTTTGTACCATTTGGTGTTTGATCTTGCTTCATCAGAGATTGTCTCTCCGAGTCAGCATCCGACTCTTCCAGCATACGCATGATCGTATCATCGTCATAGCCCAGCTCTTTCAGGATCTGCGATCTGGACACTCCAACCGCCTTCTTCTTGACTGCCGTATCTGCAATCTCAGAATCAGACCGTGGTGACGCATCCTTCCACAACGTCTCCAGTTTAAGATCCTGTGCTGGCTGTGGACCGTCTATCTCCATAGCAAAGAGCAAGACATCCTGCCACACATTGCCAAACGACTTCTGACGATCAGAGATCTTTTTGACGAAGCGTGCCTCCGCCGACTTCATTGCTTCCCCAGACGGGAAATCACCCTCTGTGATGAAGAAGTAGTGCAACGGCGTACCACTGACTCGCGCGACCGATGCCCAGAATTTATCTTGCACCTTCAAGAACTGGTTCAGGTCCGTTGCATCGAACTGTCCGACCTTCGTCTCAGGATCAGAGAATGACAGCAGACGATCCACTCCGTAGTTCCTTGCTGTCTGTTCTTTTGGTTCACCTGTCTCCTCATCATACTCCAACTCGAGACCGATCACATACCTCTGCTTGAACGAAGCGAACTCCATGGCAATGATCATATCCATAACAGATTTGTTTTGTGCGTTCTGCAGAGGCACTACATCCTTCAACTCTGACACGCCATACTTCTTTCTCCCCCTATTTGGGAAGTGGAACACTGGAACCCTGTCATACGGGTTGTCCACCGTGTCAATGCGTGTCCACGACTCAATCCGCCCATTGAATGTCCGAGATGTACCTTTTTGCAGATATTTTTGAATAGCCATCTCCGTATAAACATTCAGGTACCAATGCTTCTCTAGATCATCCCACCACACCTTGGTACCACGGAGAATCTTCTTCTGGTTGTTCGGATCATACTGCACTGCGCACTCGTTCGCATACTGAGGCCAGATTTCTGCCTCCATGTCGTCATTAGGCCACACAATCACATACCCATCACCCATCATCAGTGACTCTGTATGGACCTCGTTTGCTTTCTCGTCCATGTTGTTGCGGCCCCAGATCTCAAACGCAGCATCCCCTTGCGGGTCTACCTGTGTGACCTTCTTACGGCCAGGAGCGTTCGGAGTAGGCGGCGTCGGCCCAAGCTCTGCCGGCCTCGCTGGTTGAGGTGTCGGGACATTGGAACTCACGTCCTCGATCTTCATCTCTGCTTCAGATGACTTGAACCCCGTGACAACCAACCTGTCTGATAGAGAATCCACCACAGGACCACACATGTTCTCAGAGAACTCCTTGAACACATGTCCGAAGGTATTACGGAACTTCTCTGTCGCAAATGCCAGCGCATGGTTCCCCATGTAGTAGTTATAGAACAGAGAATACCTATTCTGTCTCTCTGCTGAGGTCAGACAATGCAGTGCCCACTCAAGATCGGTAGCCATCAGTCTACCGACTTCCAGTAGCCACACCCGTACCCAAGTGGAATCCACACCATGTTCGAGAAGATCGCCGTGTTAGGCCACCCCAGGCAAGGACTCATGCTGTAGCCATCGAATTCTTGCGCTTCGTCATGTCTTCGTACCCGCACGCGAGGGCATCACAGATATCGTCATGCGCACAGAACGGGTAGTGAGTGATCTCGTAGAAGAAATCTCTATTCCATCTTCCTTTGACAACTCGAAATTCTCCTCTCTCCGCCGCTCCTGCAGCCGTGTCGATTCTCAACTCCTTCGGCCCTGTGGACGGGAATGCCCGGAAATTGTACCCCCGGAACACAGTACGCGCAAGCTGGAACACAGCTATCTTGCCTGCTGACCCTGGTTCGCGCTCCATCCTGTTCCGGACCTTGTATCCATCTTCCTGAACCGTTCGACGCACTGTCTTCAACAGAGGCCCTGGGTTCTGCCTGACTCTGACCATATCCAAAATGTAGATATACTCATCATCCCCAAGACCCATCAACAACCCTACAGTCCAGTCTGGATCCTCCGCACCCTTGGGATCTGTTGCAGCCATGTCCCAACGACGAAACAGCCTCTTGATCTTTCCTGGCCTTGCAACAAGCTCAAACCATTCTCTCTCGAACACTCCACCCTCAGAAGGCGCTGGCCTCTGCTGATACAGCGCTGACCATACATTGCCATTCTGCATGTGTGGAACAAGCTTCTCGTACGGAAACCGCTCCGGAAACAGAACTTGCCCGACCGTCCTCCCAAGAGGATCAGGCTCTGGGTATTCCTCATCAGGCTCTTCTGCTACCGCAGGCAATCTGACCCGCATGAACTTGTCCTCTAGATCTTCCCCAAGTTCCGCCTCTGCAAGCACGCGACCGATCAGGTCATCTTCATGCCACCGCGTTCCAATCAGCAAAATCACACCATCTGGTTCAAGCCTGGTGCGAAATGTGGATTTATACCACTCCCACTGGTTTTTCCTCATCGTCTCTGATTGGGCATCCTTCATATTCTTCACCGGATCGTCCACAATCAAGAGATTTGCACCCTTACCTGTCAACGCACCCCCAACTCCGGCCGTGAACATCCCGCCTTTACGCCCTTGAAGGTTCCAGTTGTCAGCAGCCGACGTCTTCTTCGACACCTCGATCCCGAAAAACCGTTTTCCGTACTGCTCTGTTGTATCCCTTGTCTTTCTACCCCAAGACGCTGCAAAATCCGCCTCGTAAGACGCGAGCATTACCCGATTATCTGGGAAAGCACCGAGATACCACGCAGGAGCGTAGTGTGAACACAACTCAGATTTCCCGTGGCGAGGTGGTTCCTCGATGACCAAACCAATATATCCCTCGCGGAGCAGCTCCCCAGCGAACAGCTCCATCAGCAACCGGTCAAGATAGTCCACATGTTTCGCGTGAATCCACCTTGTGGGACTCTCTCCCTCTCTAACTGTCCCCTGCTTCCAGTTGCACGCCGCTGCCAGACCCGATGGCGAGGTGTTCGCCAGAAGGTGCTGCAATTCGCTGGAGGACATCTCTTGCTGCTTCTCTTGCATCACCATCAATCAGCACCACCGTGTTGATCTGCGTTTGCGGTTTATCCCCACCCTGCACTTCAACTCTGTCTTTTCTGCCCCAGTTTTCAGGATCTGTGCGCTCCAAGAACCACGCGTTCGCCTGCCAAGACCCAGGAGCCTGCGAGTCGCCCACCGTGATGATGTTCTCTACTGCACGTCCTCGACGGATAGCCTGTGCCACCTCAACATCCTGTGCAAGAAGTGCAAGTTCTGGATGCTGACCTGGAGCATGCCTACCTTTAGACAACCAGTCGTGAATCGTGTCCTTGCCAAGACCTGCGATCAAGCCTGCATCTGTAATAGACACACCCTTCGCAATCTCTTGGCAAACCTTCTTGTGCACAGCTTTCGAGTACTTCGTCTTGATCACCTGCAACGCACCAGATTTGGTCCTGCGTTCGACCTCACGCGTAGGCGCAGCCTTCACTGTCTTTCTCACTCTTGCTTTTCTCAATCCCATGGTCACCCATGATACATACGTGGGTGTGGTAATCCAAGAGGGAGAGGAGAGACTAGGGTAAGCGCCACCTTAGATGACGCCTACCCTGTCTCTGCGATTCAGTCTACCTGAATGTCGAACTCATCGAGGAGCTCATCTCCTCCAAACACCTGGACATGGCTCTCTCCGACAAAGTCAAGCGGGTACGTCAGAGCAGCGTATCCCGGATTGCCGACGAGCTCAGTTCCAGACACGTCTTCCAGATCGCCCGGATTCGATGTCTTGATGGAAACGGGTCCTTCGTAGTCACCCACATCCCATCCGACTACAATTGCCTTCCGCTCCTTGTAGATTCCACCCATTCTCTCACCCCCTCTTCGGGTTGAACTGTACGCACGGGATCGTAACACCTCTCTTACACCTGTGTACCGTTTACTGGATACTAAGATACTAGAACCTCCTATAGAAGATCTCCGCTGCCAAGCGCTTCCCTCCCTCTGCCTCGGAGAGACAGGCCGGATGGCCCCCTGCCCTTAATTGCCTTCGAAAAGTTGAAATTAAATTTGCTGCACATTAAGGGATAGATATACATAGGTGTGGGGGATATGGGGGCGACAATGGACAAGGTTGAATTACACAGCACATATACATGGGGATACACGCTTCTCGCTTTTGGGGAGAGGGACAGGTAGAGGGCGGGGAAGCGCTGTTACAATTCATGTGTGCATATCTGACAACAATAGGCCATGATAAAGGCGTGGTTTTTAAGCACGCCCTTATCACACGCCTACGTGTATGTGCTACAGCGTTTCGCGCGCATCCAATACATCCTTGATTGCCCCAATCCACTTGCGTGTAATTTGCGTCCATTCATCGGCTCGCCACGCGTACGCTGTGTCAATGGAGGATGAATGAAAATCAACAAAAGGTTGATTGCTTTTACGTGCCTCACCGTCAACACGCTCCATGATGTGCATAACCTCTATTACACGGGGATCATTGGACATCACATGTTGCATTGCCCGTTGCAACACATAACCCTCCATTGCACGCTCAATACATGGTGCGCACAAATTGCCATATGGGGTAGTAAAATCATCCCCCGTATTCAAGTGACATGCCTCACACAATCCCACCCGACTAAGCACGAGGTCATCGCCGCCATCACCCATCACCTCGTACAATTTACCCCTGACAAAAAGTTCGTCGCCAATGTTCACAAGTATGCGTACCATTACGGCCTCCTCACGTACACATCGACAGTTGAAGTGTGACGGTTGCGCCACCCGTAATCAATGCCGAATTCATCCTCAAGGGTATCCTTCGGCAATATCACCGTGCATGGCGTAATGCACTCATGCGCGACCGCCCTGTCAATCACGTTACACCACCGAATTGCCCTCACCAGGTTATTGAACCGATTTGCCCTGGGATGGGTGTATTCGTACTCCGAAATGCATTGCGCAATCCCCTCAGCATCGTCGCGCCGATTTGCACCTTGCACATCGACGATGATTGCCCCAATGATCAAAACGCCGATAATCATGCCGACCATCATCGCCCCAATTAGCGATCCAATACCGTACTTCATAGGTACCACCCTATCCTTTCGTCAACGCGAATGATTCGCCCTCCAGGTTCGTAATCCTGTGCCAATGCCGCCGATGCAATTACGCGTGCGTCGGTGTCGTCGCGTGCGTCAATGTCAATTTCCTCTATGCTCGAATTGTCGTCGCCATCGCCCCAATTGTACCGAATAAACGCCGTGTAACGGCGCAAGGGATAATCCGATGACCTTTCGGCACGCGCATATGCCCCTGATTGCGCAACCCTTTGCAACTCCAATTCAGACATCATTGCACCTCCGAAACGTCGATGATTTGCGTGTCCGCCGACACCTCCTGAAGTCGTCGCATTTCCCTAATGTGGTTTTCTCTGTCGTACCAATACGTGAGATCCAATCCCGTCGTCACATTCGCGCCCTGAATACGCAACACACGCGCCAATTCGTCAAGGTATTCCTGCTCCGTGTATCGAGCGAATTCAACATAAATCAGATCGTCGTTGTCGATATCAGCGAGGGGTGTTTTCGTGTCCATTTGTGCCTCCAAAATCGTTTGGGGGCGTCGTATTGACCGCCCCCGTTTTGTCGATGTGTTACGCCGAGGCCTTCGTCATGCGCTTGCGCGAGGTGCGCGCCTTGGGCGTCGTCGGCGTCGATGCCTTGCTCTTGCGTGCGATCCTCACCTTGGCGGCGACCATCGCCTTGTTGAACTTCACGCGCCCTGCATCATCGAGGTCGCGTGCCCGAGTCACGCCGAGGCGCTTCAACGCGGCGTGGTAAGCCTTGTTGTACGACGCCTCGCCCTGCTTCGACCAAGGTGAGAGGCCGTCCTTCTGCGACTTGTCCGCGTAGAAGTTTTCGCGTGTCGCGGGTAGGACGTTCCCGGTGAAGGTGCAAACCTTCGTGGGTGTCGTGCGTGCCATTGTGTTCCCCTTTCGTCGTCGTCACCATTGTTGATGACATGTCGTACATTACATCCGATTGCCGATGAAGGTCAACCAAATTTGGATTAATTATTTGTAAGCATAAAACCGAACGTGTGATCGCCGTTACAAAAACCTATTTACGCGTAATGTCGTCGGGTTCGTCGTAACCCACACGTAATGCCATTTGTAATAGCGTCGATCCAAATGCGCTTGAGTTCAACATCAGACAGGTTTGCGTCTGCGTCAATCTCAGCGTATTCCCTGACGCGAGTTATTGCACCCATTTCGTTGTCCAGTTCAGTGAACGATATGACGCAAAAACTTTTGCCATAGGTTGTATCCCAGACAACAATGTGGCGCAAATCAATATCGCCATCGTTGTCATCCCAAAACCGAAATTCCCATCGTGAGAGATCACGATATTTGTGGACGGTGTATTCGTACCCCATTTGAGGTGCCCTTTCGTCGTCGTAATTGCAGAGTGAATTACAAACGGCGATTCACACGTTCAGTTTTCAAGGATCGGATGGAACATTTCATTATCGCACAACCCCGGCGGATTATCAATTAGAATAGCTTATCGCCCCAGATATGTTTTGCCCCCAGTTAATTCGATCGAAATTCCAACCCACGATTTTAGTTGCGGGTTTGCGAGGTTTTCGCTGTAATGCGTTGTGAAATGGCGAACGCAATTACCCACCCGTTCATTGCAGACCGAGTTACGGGTTTTGCAAGGCTCAGCCTTACACCTACCCTGACGTCAGCCTTACACGCACCCCAGCCTCAGCCTTACAGAGGAATCAGCCTTAGCCTTATGCCCCTTGTAAAGCCAGCCCTACAGTTCTCTAGGTCTGGGGGTTATGAGCCGGTTGGCGCTCTGAGCTTCTGGGGACCCAGAATTTTTTCCGGGGGTTATGAGCCAAGTCTTGCTCTGAGCTTCTAGAGGAAAAAAGTTTTCAGCACGAAAAAAGAGGAGGCCTGCATCGAGTAACAGACCTCCTCGTTCGGCGCAAGCGGGGGAGTTGGGGTTGACTTGCGCCTGACCTTTCGCTCGGCGGCTTACGCCTATGCGCTCAACCGTGCTCCCATCGCACGTGCTGCTTTGGCGTTATTCCTCCAATGAAAGAAAACTCTGGGACGACCAGGCCCACGCTCACTGTCTTCTGAACGCTCAACGAGTCCTACCTCAATAAGCGTAGACAGGATGTAGAGGAGCTGATCATACGCCACACCACCATACAGGACACCCTTCTTGCCGCGCGACCGTGCACCAGACGCAAGACGGATGTCTTCGTATGACAGAGGAGCCTTTGCATCCTTCAGGATTGAGATGACCTGTCCGACGCGCTGCTCTGTCTTGCCTCTGATAGTGGTGACCGTTCCCATGTGACCATAAGGTAGTAGGTACCCTCCATATCTGTCAAACGTCGAGATCAACAGACCCTACTCCTCAGTAGACCCCACCCCTGTGTAGATGAACCCCGCCTCGGTTATAACCCCCACCTCGGTTAAACCCCACCCCCGTTAGTTTCAGACCCCACCTCGGTCAGTTTTGGACAGTCAACACACTGCCTGAACGCCTTGGGTAGTTCACGCTCTTTATCTAAACAACACGTTGTCTGTCTTTTGAGATCAACCTTAGCGAGTTTTGGACCCCGCGTCCGTTGATTTCTCTCATACGTTCGTCTGTTAATCTCCCTTATTGTTGAACTTGATTTGATCCTTTCCTCCTCCATTGCATCAATTCTGATCTGTCGTGCTGTCCGTCTTGCCATTGTCTCTCCCTCCCCCTTTTATCCGACAACTCGAGGACCCGTTTGACTATCCCATGGTAGTGACGAGTAGAGTCCCAACGAACGAGAGAGAGGGGCTACGTAGTAGCCCACTCCGTTCACTACCATGGTAGTCATGTGTCCTGACTGGTAGGGTATGGTACCAAGGTCATACTACTAAGGTCACTCATTTCCCTTAGTAGGCGGAACAAGCGTGTCAAGACGGTTATACTCTTCACACAGTTCTTCCATTGTTCTCTTGCATTGTTCAACAACTTTACGTATGTCCTCATCTGTTGCCTGATCTGATATGCCAACAGTTATTGCTACAGGTGAAGTTCTGTTTGTAGATATTCGTAACACAACGTACACACTTGTCTTGTTTCCTGCATAAGCCATCACTTCTTGATCTTCCATCTACTTCTCCTTTTCTAGAGCGTCAGCCCATTCTGTGATTGTTGTATCTGCAGGACGAGAGAAGAGAGCATCTCCTATCCCTTGAGGGTCACGTGCATCGCGGGTGTCTCGTACCCTGGTCCGAGTAAAGTCAACAGGTTGGTGCTTTGTGGATACCGCCTGGATAGTAAGAGGTACGAGTTTTCCGCCAGGCATCAGTGCTGTCAGATGCTTGTCCACTTCTTGTGCTGATTGATGTGTCCTGATATCAAACCCGTGGATACTTTCGAACTCTCGATAGTTCTTTTCTTTGTCCCAGATGTTAGGTCTGTATGCAGAATCAGAGTCCACTTTCCACCTCCTTGTATGTCTTCGGGACGCCCTTACCATTGTCTACTTCTGTGATCATTCCATCCTCCACAAGTTTCGCAAGGTGCTTGATCACTGTGTTATCTGACAGGTTGACCTGCTTTTTAATCTGCGTGCGCGTCTCACATCCTCCCTTGATTGCCATGAACACATCATGGATATTCTGATCTGCCTCTTGGTCGCGCTTTGTCTTTCTCACCTTCAACTCAACGTCGCGTGCATCAATCTCAAACTTATCCTCTGTAATCGAGATCTTCCCTTTGAACGATGCATCTGGTTCGAGGTTTGCGTGCGTCTCTCGTCCGTCCATCCAAATGCTCACTACATTATCCTCTACCTGATGCTTCTGCACAGCGATGCCAAGGTCTACTTCACCTCCGTGGCGTGAGGAACCACGCGAAGATCCCCAACCACCTGTCTCACCTTTATTACCATGATGTACCACCATCACAGACAATTGGGGACATGCCTCCTGCAGTCGCGCTATCTCATCCCACACGATCCCTGTCTCTGCTGCATCGTTCTCATTGACGCCGGGAATCATGCGCTGCAGGGGATCGAAGATAACGATATCTACCTCGTACTCACGGCATACAGAGATAACATAGGCCATCGACTCGGGATCTGTGAACTTGATGCCCTTTCTGTGCGTGAGCATGAACATGTCTGTCTCGAGTTGCAATCGCTCCAAACGTCGTGTGAACAGAGTAATGTTGCCTTCTTCCTCGATTAACCAGACACGCAATGGATGCTTTGGTGTCCATTCGTCACGCATGAGGAATGGCTTGCACATCGTCACAGAGCGGATGAAGTCGAGCACGATCCAGGTCTTGTACGCTTTCGGAGGTCCCCACAACAGTACCTTGTCTTGTGGTGCTAGGAGATGATCAATGAGCCAATCCATCTCTTTCCTCGCCTCTACGAGTACTTCGTCGTACGTCAGGAATTCTCTCCCTCTCGCTACTGCATACGTAGCCCGAGCAATGAGATCCTTGAACATCTCTACATCGTCAATCGCTTTCCACAGTGAATTCAGATCCTTGTGTGGGTAGAAGGTCAATTGCGAGGGATGTAATCTTCTCCCTAAGACCAATACCGGATGCGTCTGTGTCTGAATAGATAGTAATCTGACGCACTCCTCTTGATGCGAGTGCTTGAAAGGCCTCAACGGACAGAGGCGTGTCCGAACCTTTGGTAACGGAAAAACCTGCTGGCAACCCGGCAGCGTAAGTTGTTCCACAATCTGACTCTCCCTCCGTGATGCTGATGTGTTCTGGCAATTCGTCGTGTGGGATAGGCCAAAATGGGCTGAGGACAGCACCTTTCGGTTCGAAATGAATCTCTTTCGGAAACTTGCGCACCTTGATAACATCCGACTCATCGAAGACGAACTTGACACCCGTGCCTCCGTGATCGAAACACCCTAGCATTTCCCAGATGTGGGCATCTACCTGTGTATAGTTCTCCCACGCAGCGAGGCCTGTTTTTCCCTTTGCTGAGGCGTTTTTGCGTACTTTAATCCGAGGTACATCCTCGTCCTCTGACGCGTCGTAACCGCCTTCTATCGCTTTGATTACATCTGTAAGTGTTGCACCACAGTGCTCGCTGTGACACTTATAGAGAATCTTGCCGTTGGGCTTCACTGTGATAGATCCGCCCTTAACAGGTGTACCTACATCGTCGTGAACAGGGCACCAGCAATAGTATTGTCCTTCACCTGCGCTTTCCCAGCCTTCAACGTGCTCTTGCAACCATTCTAGGGTTACTTCGCTTGCTCGCACAAAGCTTCTCCTCACGAATAGAGGGCGCGGTAGGTGTCCCATCGCCATGAGACGGAGTGCGAGATTTCCGGAAATCGCACCGGCAGGATCTGGGCATGCCTCCCAACACCTACCGCCTGTCGATTGTAGTACGTATGCCTGAAAATGCCAAGCGTTTACTGCGTTGTCTGGTAATCGGTGAGTAGTCCCAATATGTTGGTTGCATTCTGGATGGGGTCTGTCTATTGTGTGCATTGCACATCGCTTGACCAAAAGGAGAGGAGGTTACAAAATGGCAGCGAAGGCAGCAACGCGAAAGCGCACGACCGGCACGAAGAAGACGACCACGAAGGCATCGGCGAACAAGAAGGGCGCACCGAGAGGTCCGCGGGAGCCCATCGAGACGCCGAAGGCTGCGTCGTTCGAGACGGACGACAAGAGGGCACAGTACGCTCGCCTCATCGTGTTCAACTTCGCCAAGGGCAAGAACTCGAAGACGGCAGTGCCCAAGGGCGCAGACGTCAACTCGGTTTCGAACTCCGTGCTGAACAAGGCGGGGCTCGAACTCGTCGGTGGCAACATGATCAAGGGCACGGAAGGTCTCGACCTGATCATGTCTCTATCCAAGGATGGATCGACAACGGGGAGGCCTCTGACGAAGGCGTACGCAGCGGAGGTTCGTCCGTTTCTGCGGCGTCTCAAGCTCGCACCTTCGTTCGGACGTCGTGGCAAGAAGGCGGCTCCGAAGGAAGAGAAGGAAGCTCCTGCAGAGGA